TGGCGCCGGTCGGCCCGTTGCGCGAGTCGGTGGACGACTGGAAGAAGGTCGGCCAGCAACGTGGTTCGAACCCGGGCGGATTTTTCAAGGACCCGGACGGGCAAGAGTGGTATGTGAAGGTCCCGAAATCGACCGCTATCGCACGCAACGAGATCCTCGCGGGCAAGCTGTACGAAGCGGCCGGCGTGAAGGTCCCGGAACTGAAGGAAGTCACCGTTGGCGATCGTACGGCCATTGCGTCGAAGATCGTCCCGGGCCTGCAGAAGCTCCGGGAATTCGGCGAAGGCAACGCGAGCGTCATGGATGGCTTCGCGGTGGATGCGTGGCTCGCTAACTGGGATGTCGTCGGGCTGGCGCATGACAACCTGCTCGAAGACGACAAGGGCGATGCGGTGCGCGTGGATGTGGGCGGCTCGCTGGTGTTCCGCGCGCAGGGCGAGCCCAAGGGCAAGCTCTTCGGCGACAAGGTGGGCGAACTCGACACGCTGACCGACGGCACGAACGCGCAGGCGTCATCTGTATTCGGCGGAATCTCGCATAAGCAACTGCTCAACGGCGTGAAAAAGGTCGCGAGCGTGAGCCCCGACAAGATCAAGTCCCTTGTCATGGACTTTGGCCCCGGCAACCCGGAACAGAAGGCGGAACTCTCCCGCAAGCTGATCGCCCGTCGCGCCGACCTGCTCAAGCTCAAATGATGCGCCGCGCCGATAACCCGGCCGCGCTCGGCTATGTGGGAAGCTCGCCGGGCGTCAAGCGGCTTGATTCCGATGCGTGGTTCACCCCGCCCCAGTACATTGAGGCCGCTCGTGAGGTCCTAGATGGCATCGGGTTTGACCCGTACAGCAGCGACGATGCGCAGAGGCTCGTGCGCGCGGACCAGTATTGCACGCTCGATAATCCGAACCCCACGCGCGGCGTATCGTGGCCCAAGACGCGTTCCTGCTGGATGAACCCGCCGTACTCAGGCAAGCCCGCTCTGGACGCCGCCACGCGCTTTCTGGAGGCCCTCGCGTACGAGCGCTTTGAGCGAGGCATCGTTCTGGTGAACAACGCGACCGAGACCCGGATGTTTCGCGCCCTGGCGGCGCAGGCTCGCGCGATCTGCTTCACGGACCATCGCATTCAGTTCTATAACGCCGATGGCAAGAAGGTAACCGGCAACACGCGCGGGCAGGCATTCCTTTATTTTGATCAACTGAGCTATTCGCAGTCCTTCAGCGACGCATTCCGCCAGTTCGGGACCGTCATGCGCCCTCTGTAAATAAAAATCGGCGTCGCCGGCAGAAAGTGCTTGCATCTGCTTGGTGGGCAGAATAGAATGGCCTCACTGAACGAAACAACACAAGCGAGGCGGGGATGAACAGCAACATCAATGAGTTTCTGCTCCTCCTCGTCATCGCAGGTGAATTGTCCGTTCTGATTGCATTCGTGGTTATCCGCTTGGTCTTGCCGCCCCTTCCGCATGTCGAATTGAACGACGAAGAACGCGACTACATCGAACGCGCAAACCGCGACCGTGAAGCCATCTAACTTTCTGAGGGAATCATCATGTGGATCTGCCAAAACAACAGCTTTCTGTCCATCGTCGCATCCGACCGTGACCCGTCCGTCTTAATGGTTCGTGCTCGCCGCAAGGGCGATTTGGAAGCGGCCTTCGGCTCGGATGTCGAAGTGACCACCATTCCGGGCCGTGACTATCAGTTCCGCGCCTTCATCAAGCGCGAAATCGTGGGTCAGGTTATCGCGAAGGCGCTGACAGACATTCATTACACGAACTTCAAGGGCAGCACGCGGGATCATCACCTGCATAACGCCTACATGGATATCTGGCATGTCATGGCGGACCTGCAGGAAGTCCCGCCTTACAAGACGCAGCCCCGCGCCAACTTCCGCAAGCAACCGCAGCGTTAAACCCTCAACCAGTGCGCCGGGCGCGGCCCGGCTTCTCCAACATTCAATGACAGGTGCGGCCATGAGCAAATATTCGGTATCCAAAATCAAGACTTTCACGGGCATGGAAGGCAGAGGCTACAACGCGACGCTGCTGCGCGACGGTAAGGCTGTAGCGGATTTTCGCGACGATGCCACTGGCGGCCCGGTTTGGTTCGATTGGCTGGATCGCGACGCAAAGGCGACCGTCAAGACTGTGAACCATAAGGACGAGCCGCACGAATACGCTGGCACCGTCGAAGAGGCTGCATTCGTCGCCTACTGTCTCACGCTGCCGAAGTGGACATACGCCGACATGACGGCGTTTCAATCGCCGGACATGGTCGTGGACAACCTCTTGAATGCGGCTGAAGTCGAGAAGAGTCTGAAGCGCATGTTCAAGACCAAGCTGGTTTTCGTCAACGACGGGAAGGAATTCTCATACGGGGCGAAGGACAAGCGGGACCCGCTGACGCTGGTCGATGAACTGAAGCGAAAGTATCCGAACGCCGTCATCCTCAACCTGCTGCCGCTCGAAGAGGCCGTCGCTCTGTCGCTCAAGGGTGCGGAGTGATCCGCGTCATCATCCTCGCGGGCAACGATGTTCTCGGCGTGCACTACTGCGTAGACACGCCGATGGACATATCAGATAACTTCGCGGTGCATCTGGTCGGGCAGCGCATCGCTCGGTTTGCCATGGATACGTCTACCGCGTCCATCGCTGATCTGCGCACGTTTGTGCTTGAGCAGATTGGGCATACAGAGGTTTTTGATGACTGCGCGACCGACGACGAGCGCCGCGCGTTCGTGGAGTCGTACCTGTGGGAAATCAGCCAAAGCGGAAAAGGAGGGCCATGCCCCGCCACGTAAAGGATAGGGTCCGCGATCTTGAGATTGCGGCCACGCCGACGGCGTCGCTCATTCACGCGTTTGCCGATGCGGCTGCGCAATACCTCGCGAACGTCACGGGCGGAAAAGTCGAAATCGCCATGCATGGCCTTTTCATCGTATCGCGGACACCTGATGCTGCTGCAGCACAAAAACGTAAAGGTTAGACCATGAACCTCAATCAAGCAAAAGCCCGCGTCGTCGCGACCGGCAACGTGCTCGCCATAACCTTGGAGCGCGCGCCGGGCGTGTACGCGTTTCGCGACTTCACTCACACGAGCGAATACCGGTCGGACGTTGGTTACTTCGATTCGCATACTGGCGTGCATTGCTACGGCGATGGAAGCGGTGAGGCGCAAGAGTGGATCGGACAGGACTTCAGCCGTGAAGATCAAAAGGCCGTGCAACTCATCATGGAAGTGGCGGGCGGCGTCGATGTGAACGGTGACTCGCTGCAGTCAAAGTATCTGATGGCCGCATGCATCGCCTATCACGAGGGCGAAACCAAGGCCGCCGTTGCGATAGCTACGAAGGCTCTGGCCTTCGTCAAGCTGCGCGGGGTCTGATGTTCACGCAGTCTCTTACGCGCACCGCAAGCTGGGTAATTCGCAAGAAAGGGACTGGCAGCGTTATCTGCGAGACGTTCAACGAGCGCGCGGTGCAGGCGCTCAACACGCGGAAATACGAGGCCATCCCGATCTTGCAATACCTCCAGGAACTGAATAAAAAGATTCGCAGCCAAGCAAACCATGAATGAACAAACTCAAAAACCGGAAATTAGTGTGAAACAACGGGTTCTGGACCCGTGCTGCGGTGGCCGCATGATGTGGTTTGACAGGCAGAATCCAGACGTTGTGTTTGGCGACCAACGTAACGAAACCATCATTGTTACGGACCGCTCACATGGGCGAACGGACGGCACGCGAGAGTTGCGTATTGAGCCCGACACGTTGCTTGATTTTCGCTCGCTGCCCTATCCGGACGAGACCTTCTATCTGGTTGCATTCGACCCGCCTCACCTTGTCCGTGCCGGTCCCAATAGCTGGTTGGCAGCGAAATACGGAAAACTTGGGCCGGACTGGCGCGAGGATATCCGCATGGGGTTTCAGGAGTGCATGCGAGTGCTAAAACCTAACGGCACACTCGTTTTCAAGTGGAACGAGACGCAGGTAAAGGTTGGTGAGGTACTTCAGCTTGCCAATCCACACGAGCCGCTTTTCGGACATCCAAGCGGACGGAAGGGGCTAACGCATTGGCTAGTATTCATGAAAGCCGGGATCGACTCGGCCGTGCCAACGCAATTTTCAGAATAGAAATCAACGAAATGAAGCGCGCATAGCGCGTCCGCCGTCAACCCGGCGCGCTAACGCACCTTCATAAATCTGCTTCAAACGCAATTTATCTGTTGACTCTGCGTTTAGCGCAGAATAAACTCGCTTCACCGTAACGAAACGGACCGCCTGAAAGGGCAAACCAAAACGCTGCACTCTTTAGGAAAACTAATCATGAAAAAAACTCTTATCGCTTTCGCAGTCGCAATGTTCGCAGTCTCGGCATACGCACAATCATCGGTCACGCTCGGCGATAATTCATCGGCCAATCAGGAGGGCGTCGCAGTCGGTGGAGGCGATACGGGTTGGGGTCCGAATGGCCCGCTTGCTGGCGGCACGGCGCGTCTGAATATCGCTGGTGAGTATGCTGCAGCATTCGTCTACGCCTCGCAGGCTCAGGGTCGCGGCGATACGGCGATTGGCACATATGCCAACACTGGCGCACCTAGCCCACTCGGCGCGTCCGATGACTCGCAAGACTCTTACCGCACTGCGGTAGGCTACAAGGCAAACGCGACGGGTGAAGTAGCTCTCGCGCTGGGCTCATTCACGTCAGCGACCGGCTTGGGATCGGTGGCGCTCGGCTACGGCTCGACGGATGGCGGCCAAGCGATGGTTGTCTCGGTCGGCGGCAACGGTGTAACGCGTCAAATCATCAATGTGACGGCTGGCAACGTCAATGCGACCAGCACTGACGCGGTGAACGGCTCGCAGCTTTACACGGTGCAGCAAGCCGCAGCACAGGCCGAGACGGATGCGCAGAAAGCCATCACCAGCGCGGCTCAATCAGGAGCGGCGGCTGCAGCAGCTAACAGCACGGCAGTGACCGCTAACGCGACGGCGACGGCTGCGGCGGCGGCAGCAGCTTCGGCCAAGGCCACGGCCACGGCAGCAGGAACAGCAGCGGCAGCAGCAGGAAACGCAGCTACGGCAGCGGGTGCGGCGGCAGCAGCGGGCACGGTCGCGGTGACGAAGGAGGCGTCTCGCGCCACGGCGGCAGAGGCGACGCTGAGCGCAGGGGTGTCAAGCGAAGCGACGCGGGCTAAAACCGCAGAGGCTGGCTTGCAAGCGCAAGAGGCGAGCGATGCATCGGCAATCGTCGCCGAAGCCAACCAGCGCGTTGTGGATAACGCTGCGACCATGTCTTCGGCCAACGCCTACACGAACCAGTCGGCGGCTATTACGCTTGGGCAGGCGAACGCTTATACGGATCAGCAGTTCAACCAAGCCGAGTCGGATATCAGCAAGTTGCGCTCGGATATGTACGGCGGCGTTGCTTCGGCTCTCGCGGTGGCTGGCTTGCCGCAGCCGACCGGCCCGGGCAAGTCGATGGTTTCAGTCGCTGGATCGACCTATCACGGCGCGACGGGCTTTGCTGCTGGCTACTCGCGCGTCTCGCAGGATGACAAGTGGGTCATGAAGGCTTCGATCACTACGAATAGCCGTGGTGACTTCGGCGCAGTAGTGTCAGCCGGTCGCCAGTTCTAAATTCCCCGTAGTGCCTTTTAAGCCCGCCGAGTGCGGGCTTTTTTGTGCCTGTTCGGCGCGCGGTGCGCGGTAGTGACGCGAATCTGAAGGCTAACCATATCTCACCTTCAGAAAGGAGCCGCCATGTCCGCAAGCGTACGCATCGTCGTCAAGGATGCGAATGGCATCACGTTCGATCCGAACTCATTGCCGCACAAATACACGTACGACGCAAACGGCAACATGCTGACCGACACGTGCATCGAACAGGGCGCGGTCGTGCGCCAGAAGACTTTCACATACGTGGAAGTCAATTCCGTCTGGCTGAAAGCGTCCGAATCCGCATGGGTGAACGCTACGGAGACGTGGGAAGGCTAATCGCCGGGTCGCGTGATTCGTCGTGACGCCAACATAAATCGTAAGTACATAAACGATTTTTGAGGGCGTCACAGTGCAGCAGCATGAGATTCGGCTCCCGCTTCTCTTTGGCGCGCAGTCGGTTGCATTCGGCAGCCCTGCGCGCTTTAACGTTGTCCATGGCGGCAACGAATCAGGCAAGACGACGCTTGCGCTCGTTACGCTGCTCATATCCCATTTCGGTGCGCTGCACGGCTTCAAGACGGCGCTCGTTCTGCCGACTGGCGACGACGTGGAGAAGGCCAAGTCCGCACTACTGCGAACGATCCGGCCTCTCATCACGAACGCCACTGGCCGCCTCGATAACATGCGCTGGGATTTGGTGAATGGCGGCTCGATCACGTTCATCCCGCGAGATGACCCTAAGCCGATTTACGACGAGTTCCACCTTATCGTGGTGGATGACGCTCAAAAAATCGACGGGGTGCACGAAGTCCATGAAAGCATCCACCTGAACCGCCATGGGCGGGTTTGGTACTTCGGCAAGCCCGTTGGCATGCGCGGCCCGTTCGCAGCCCTCTACAGGGGCGCTGCGGAGGATTGGGCGACCTTCCAGCTTAAAGCTACGGACAATGAGTACGCCGATCAGGCAGCCGTCGAATATGACCGCTCCACCATGGCGCTGGACGTGTTCCGCCAGGAGCGTCTTGGCGAGTTCGTGGATGCGCCAATCGACCTGACGCCGTCCCAGATGATCGTGGGCCCGGACGAGACCTTCCGCCAGTGGTGCGAGCGCCTGAGTGCCGAAGGTCTGAAGGTGGACGGGTATCCATTCCGCCTCGATGACCGCCCGGCCATGGCCTTCATCTATGACCTGATTCCGCACACGGTCAAGGACGCGTACCAGCGGATCGATATCATCATGAAGTGCACCCAGGTAGGGTTCACGGTCATGGAAATGCTCGCCATGATCTACCTTGGCCTGCGCTTCCCGGCATCGAAGATCGGCATGTTCATGCCATCGCAAATGCTGGCGTCCGGGAAGTCCACGAACCGCTTCATGCAGATCGTCCGGACCATTCCGGCCGTTCGCCGGCTGATGAAGGAAGGTCTCGCCGAGTCAGGCATTTCCGGCGACGGTAACGTGCTGACCCGGAACATCGGCGAGTCGCGATATCACTTTCTCTGGACCTCTGGCAAGACGGCCACAGAATCGAACCCGATGGACGTTGTCTCGTTCGATGAAGTGCAGGAAATGGTGATCGCGGATATGGAGAAGGTCCGCGAGCGTATGTCCGCCTCGCGTCTGAAGTACACGCTGATGGGCTCCACGGCGAACCTGCCCGACGGCGATATCCACTGGTGGTTCAAAAAGGGGAAGCAGTTCCAGTTTCATACCGAGTGCCCGCACTGCCTCGCGAAGCAGGTGCTCGATGAAAACTTCCCGGCCTGCATTGGGTACGATCCGACCGCGCCGCGGGTGAATGAGCGCGAGCGTGAGGCCGGGCTCACGGGCGAATACCGTTACAAGTGCAAGGAATGCGAAGGCTGGATTGACGACACACAGCGCGGCGAGTGGATTGCGAAGAACCCCGAAGCGGTCAATCGCTCGGTTCACTTCCCTCAAACACTGTCGCCGACCATTTCCGCCCGGGAAATGATTGAGGCTTACCACAACGCGGCGGACATGCGGAACTTCTTTAACCGGAAGCTCGGCAAGCCGTACGCGGACCCGACGCAAATCCCGATCAACCTGGAGATCCTCGCCGAGTGCGTGGAGGAGGGCAGGCGGCTGGGCGTGCAGTGGAAGGATCGTGCAAAAGGCACGTTCATGGGTATCGACCAGATGGGTAAGTTCAACGTCGCCCTCATTTGCGAGCGCCTGCCGACGGGCCATATGGCGCTGATCCACGCAGAGGAGATTTACAGCGACGATCCTTTCGCCAGGTGTTCCGAACTGATTGAGAAATTCGGCGTCAAGGTCTGCGTGTGCGAGTCGCTGCCGAACTATAACGACGCTCACCGCTTCGCGAATCGCCACAAGGGAATCGTATTCCTTGCGAGCTACACGGTCATTAAGGACGCGTCACTGCGCTGGGGCGACGCTGTTCCATCGAAGGCAGAGCGCAAGAGCGACGAAGAGGCGCAAGACCGCTACACGGTCACGCTGGATCAATACAAGAGCATGCAGGTAGCGCTCGCGCGCATCACGGCGCACGTTACGGTCTTCCCCGATCCGAAGGGGCTGCTGCAAATGCTCTCGGACGACGGCGATAACGGGATTCGCGGTGAGAAGTCGCTCGCGTCCATCCTCGATCGCGTGTTTAAGCACTTCACGCGAACGGCGCTCATTGTTGAAATGGACGCTGAAGAACGAAAAATGCGGCGCAAGGTGGTGAAGGTCGGTATCGATCCTCACTTCTCTTACGCCTTCATGCTGATGAACGTCGCTTGGGCCCGCGCTCACGGCGGAACTGCATTCCTGTTCCCGGACACAAGCGACGAGAGTACGAAGGTAGTTATTGGAGATGCTATGGCTCAGAACCACACACTGAACAAGGTTCTTCGCGAGCGCGAGGAAATCACGGAGGATCGTTGCAAGTCTTGCTCGAACTTCGACTTCGATCGCAAGTTCTGCAACGAACTGCAGGCGATCGTAATGCCCGATGCGCACGCCTGCGTTATGTTCGAGCAGGTCTAGTCATTGAAAAAATCGTTGCACCAATCAGCCAGGAACGTTTCATAGTCTTTCGGGTAGAACGGATGGCCGGGTAGATACTTTGATCGGTCATGAAGGAACGCGAGGAAGCACTGTGTCCAGATGTTTTTCATGTTGGTTTTATGGCCGGATGAAGCCCGGTTTTGATCAGAAAGAGTTCGAAGCGGGCTTTGTCAATGTGACGTTTTCCCGCTTCATATTCGTACCAGCGAATGCCGTTGCTCAGGTGGACGAGCGATGCGGCCTTCGACTGGCTGATGCCTGCTACTCGGCGAAGCGCGCGCAGTTCTTCTGCGGTGGGCTGGAGGTTCAATCGGCTCCCGGGTTAATTGGTTTCGGTCCCTTCACTTTGCTGTCACGCTCCAGCTTCGCGGTAATGTCCAGCATGCGCTGTGCACGGCGAGCCTGCAGGCGGTTCAACTTCACAATTTCCGGCGTCAACCTGCGCGGCGCTTCGCTGAAGCAGTACGTCGTCCCGTGCTGCCAGTCCGCATACATATATTCAAGCTCCACCTCGCCGCGCGCATGGTTGCGCTTCAGCCCGATCAGTTCAGTCTTGAGTGGGCTGAGCGCCGGGCCCCACACGAAGCGGAAATTCAGCGGGGCCAATTCGGGGAAGGCGTCGTTCATGGCCTTGCCGAACAACCTTTCGATAAACTTTGCGATCAAAACAGAGCCTCCTGACGGGTATCGACCGGCTTTTCGGCCTTCGGTCCACGCGGCGCCGGGTCCGGCTGCTCGCGGCTCATCATTTTCGCCATCGCATCAATAGCGGCCTCACCGCTCGGACTGCCCCTAAGACGCTCTACGAGCCCCGCTATGGCGTCGTAAGCGCTGGCGTACGCCGTAGGCTTGCCCGGGACAAACCAGCCCGCATTATGCGGGATCATGTCGTTCCAGTGGCATCCGAGCGCCTTCGCCAGTTGCGCGACTGCCTCTTCTGCCGACTCGACCAGCTTCGCCGTCGGCGGCGCAGTGAGGATCGGACGCTTCGGCGCGGTCGGCGCTGCTGCGGCAACCTGAATCGGCGCGAGCGCGGGCATTTCATCAACCGGCCATCCTTCAGCCGGGATACCGGGACCGGCGCTGTGCTTCTGCCAGCCCATCATTTTTTCGAAGTCGATCTCGTTCGGAAACCAGCGCACAGCATCATCGACCACGACAGCGCGCTTTGGCAGCGCTGTGTGCTCCATGACATAGCCGACCACGCGAAAACTGCAGCGCTCGGCGACACGTGCAGCACGTTCATTCGCTACTGCCGGGACCGCGTCTAGCTCAATCATTATGCGTACCTCAATTGATCCCACATATTCGACTTGCCCTCCTTCGCGAGAGTCCGGGCGCGCGTGACGATGCGTCGGTTCTGGCGATACTTAATGCCGACTTTCTCCGGGCTAAGGCGCTTGTTCTTCGGCGCGTCTGGAAGGCCGTCCGGATTGAGCACGTACACCGCGAACGGCTGACCCGACAAGCGCTCTCCGCTGACCTCATGCGTACGATTTATCCACTTGCCTACCCGAACCGTCTTGTCGTCGCGCAGAGCCTTCAGGATGCGATACATGGAATTGAAGTGCATGCCAGTCGTCTCCTCAATCTGCGCCCGCGTCGCTCCCTCATCGCCGATTGCGGCGAGAAGGAGGCGGCGAGATATCTCACGCTCTTTGCGCATCGCGTAATTCGCCGCCATGATCCTAGTTCCCCTTAACGCACAAAACTTGCTTCAGCGTGTGCACGATCTCCACCAGGTCGGTCTGATTCGCCATGACCTCATCGATGTCCTTGTACGCGCCCGGCACCTCATCAATCACGCCAGCATCCTTGCGGCACTCCACGCCCGCCGTCTGCGCCTTCAGATCGTCCACTGAGAAGGTCTTTGCAGCCTGCGTACGGCTCATCTTGCGGCCCGCGCCGTGCGAGCATGAGCAGTACGATTCCGGATTACCCTTGCCGCTCACGATGAAGCTGCGCGCTCCCATGCTGCCCGGGATGATGCCCAAGTCGCCCTTACGTGCACGGATAGCGCCCTTGCGCGTGACCCACAAATTGCGGCCGAAGTGGTTCTCACGCTCGACATAGTTGTGGTGGCAATTCACGGCCTCATGCGTAATCGTGAAGGGCTTCTCGATATGGCGACGGACGGCTGCAATCGTCGCGTCCATCATTACGCGGCGGTTTTCAAGCGCCCAATCCTGCGCCCACTTCACGGCCTCGACGTACTTATTGAAATCCTCGGTTTCTTCAGGGATATACGCCAAGTCTGCATCGGGAAGCGAGACGAAATACCGTTCCATGTTCTGCTTCGCCTTCTCAATGTGGCGACGGCCAATCTCGTTACCCGTGCCACGTGAGCCGCTGTGCATCATGATCCAAACGTCGTCATTCTCATCAAGGCAAATCTCAATGAAGTGATTGCCTGATCCGAGCGTGCCAAGCTGAAACCACGCGCGCTCGAAAGCCCTCAGATGGTCGTCCTCGCCGAATGGCTTGATGCGGGCGTATTCATTCCAGAGGGCGTGCTGCTGGCCCGCGCCATGACCGGGAGGAACATAGGAGTTACGGTGGCGGCCACCAGCGCCAAGCGGCACGTCGCGCTCGATCTGATTGCGAATATCTTTCAGGCTTTCCGGGAGGTCCGACGCCTTCAGCGACAAGCGAACCGCGTTCATGCCGCAGCCGATATCAACTCCAATCGCGGCCGGAATGATGGCCTTGTCTGTAGCGATGACCGTTCCGACTGTCGATCCGATGCCGGCGTGCACGTTCGGCATGCAGGCCACGCCGTTCCCGGCTATGAAGGGCAGGCGAGCGAGGTTTTTAAGCTGCTTGAGCGCCGACTCCTCAACTTCAGTAGTCCAAATCTTAATAGGGCGAGCGCCGTCTTCGTTTATTACGTGATTCATGATTACCTCAAAAAGTCAGGGAGTCCAGGCGTTCCGAAATCGAAATTCGGGTAGCTGATGCGTGGATCTGGTTCGTTGCGGGTATGTGTGCGGCGAAGCTCGGCATGAACGGTCGCGTCTTTCGACATTTCCTCGTAAATCATGTGCGTCAGGCGCTCGGCGATATTGCGGCACAGGTCGCGCGGATAACGCGTCATATGCCACGCCGTACGATCAATTGCATAAGCCCATGCCTTACCGTCATAGACGACGTTCATGTGGCGCGCACTGCGAAGCCTATCCATGTCTGAAAGCACGCACATGATCGGCAGGCGGATGCGGTTCAAGTGAATCGGCGCGAGCATTTCGGCCGGGTTGAAATCCCAATAGCGATATGCGCCGCCGTTGCTCTGCTTCTCGTATTCCATGACCTCAACGAAGTCAGATTGGCGCAGGCTCACCGTCTGACTGCGCGGCTGGAATGCCACGCAGTATTCGCCGACGATGCGCTTGGCGCAGTCAATCTCGTTGCTCAGGTCGCGATTTGCGTTGAAAAGTTCATGGTTCTGCTTCAGCGTCGCCGCTAATTCCTTTTCCAGTTCTGCAATGCGCGAGCGATGCGCGCGCTTCTGGTTGCGTCCGTAGCGCTTGCTCATACGCTCAACCTCGTTACGGCCACGTTCGCATAAGCGTTTTCGAGACTTTGGATTTTGTTGCCGAGAGCCATGATGTGATCCAGCAGGAACAACACGACTTCCGGGCTCGCGGCGGCGAAGAAGTCCGCGTTGCGCCACTCGTATTCGGCCTTGCCGATGGTGCAAGAGAACTGCGGCTTGCCGTCCACGAAGCGCATAACCGTCTTTTCCCAGCCATTCGCGTCGGCGGTAATGGTGGTCTGCGGGTACGCCCAGTTCAGATTGCGATTAGCGCGCAGATCGCCTTGCGGCCACGCTTCATCGGCCAGCTTGCGCAGCTTCGCGAACAGAGCCTTTGCATCCACCGGACCGGCTACAGCGCCCTTGACGTGGGCCTCCTTCAGTTGAGCCTCCAGCGTGGCGATGCGAGCCGCCTGATATGCCTCGCGATAGATTGCGTCTTCGGCCAGCACGCAAAGCCCTTCTTCGCTCGGCTCAATCGCATCCTTGGCGGTCATTCCCATTGGCAGCCACGTATCGAAGCGGTCAAATTTGTAGGTCACAGTTGATCCTCAGTTACTGGCTCTACGTACATGGCGCAAAGACGGTCAGAAAGAGGCTGATAGTCCTTGCATAGCTGGGGCCGGTTCTCATAGTCACCGCAGAGCCCCTCGGGCGTTACAAGCGGGCAGGAAAAGCGGATGGAAACACGCCCATCTATCTCGGACGGTCCGCCAGCCGTTTCATTGCCCTCAACGGCAAGCCGAAGCGGAATGAAAGGCAGCTTGTGGTGCACCATCTTTTTCGCCGCATCGTCCTTCCATGAATCCTTGTCAAACAAGCCGACATTCAGCGCGAAGTCTTTGCAGCAGGCTCCCGGGCTAGAACAGGTATCGCAGGCACTCATTGCATTGCTCTCGAAGTGAAAATTTCCATGGAAGCGCAGTGCTCACAGATATCGCGCGTCGATGTCTTAGGAAAAAATCCGCACTCTGAGCACATGGGATCTTCGTCATGAAAATCCGGGGCGGCTTCGCTGAAATCTGGTAGGTGAAGCTTTGCTTGTGAGCCTTTACTCATGGCCGTATCGGGGAGATTTATTCGTAAGGCGTCGACCAAATAAACCAGCGCCAGATCAACGACTTACGTTCAAAAACAAGCGGAAAATGGGGATGTTGTCGCCCCGTGTTTTATTGCTTGGTCAGGACGATGTGCACGCCGTCCGGCTTGCTTTCCGTACCGATGTTGAATCCGTCCGTCTTGACCCGGCGATCCTTCATTTCGGCATTCACGGCGGTTACCAGTTGCTCGCGCGCCTGTGCTTCCAGACGGTTCAGCGTGTCAATGGCCTCGCCGAAGCCGCGCGAGTTCATGAGGACGCTGCGCGCCTGCTGAATCGCCGACAGCGAGCCCGTCAGGCTTGCCGTGGCCGTCTTTTTTACCGGATAGAACTTCGGCTCAACCGTGGCGACCGGAACGGCTGCAGGGGCCTTGCGGCGCTGCGCGCGATTGGCCGTGACAGGGATCGCAGGCACTGCCAGCTTTACCGCGTGCTTCGGCGCGACCTTCGGCTTTGCTACTTCGACAGGTGCGGGCGTGGCGACCGCTGCGACTTTCTTCTTCATTTACCGCTCCTCGTGGTGGTTGGTTTTGGCTCGTGCAGATTGCACGTGGCCTGCGTGACTACTGCGAATCCGCCGACTCCACAACGGACGTTAGTGCGGACTGGAATCGACTCGTACTGGTTGTAGGGACGCGTACCGGGCTCGTACTTCAAGTCGAATTCAAGCTTTGCGCATGTTCCGCACGTCCCGGCGCGCAGGACGTACCCCTGCTCGGCCCTGGCGATGCGTCTCAGTTCAAAAACCTCGTCCATTTACAAATTCCCTTTGCATACCAAGCGGATTCAATCTGCGTCAGGGAAAGAATTCTAACGCATTGCGTGATTCGCGCAACAGGAAAATGCTTTAGGCGCAGATTATTTTCATGTGTCGTGACGCGACCATGGGGGAAATTTTGGGGAACTCGATGACCAACAAAGCCGCAAACGTGGCGTTCGACGGGGATGCGCCTGAGCCAGAGCGCACTGAGGCGCTGGGCGAACTGCAGAAATCGCATATGCCGTCGCAGTCGGATTTACTGCCGAACGATGTCGTGCGCGCAATCATGACGGTCGCAGAGGCTCAGTACGAGGACGACATGCTGAAGTCGATCTCGGATAACCCCGTTCCTTTCCCGTCCACGGCGAACCGGCTCAAGCAGCGCGGGATGCAGTCCGTCATTCTCGACAAGTGGCAAGTCAACGTGAACGGCGACTGGTGGGATCGCCCGGGCGGCATTCCGTTCGATGGCCTGCGCATGATGGTGCAGCAGACCCCTGTGCTCAACGCGGTGATCATGACCCGCCAGCGCCAGGTGCAGCGCTTCTGCCGCGTCGCCGAGAAGGGCAACGATATGCCCGGCTTCGAAATCCGCCATATCGACCGCGGTCACCAGTTGACGGCCCCGGAAGGGAAGTCGATCGCGCTGCTCAACCGCTTCATCCAGAACTGCGGCTGGGAATTCAAGCCCCGTCTGCGCAAGTCACTGCACCGCGATTCGTTCGCTCAGTTCATGTCCAAGTCCGTCCGCGACTCGCTGGTCATGGACTCCGCTCCTATCGAACTGGAGTGGAAGAACAATAAGCTGAAGGGTATCGACGGCTTCTACGCCGTAGATGGCGCGACGATCCGGCTGTGCACTGAGGACGGGTACAACGGCGACGACGAGATTTTCGCGCTGCAGGTCGTGGAAGGGATGATTACGACTGCGTACACGCACGAGGACCTGATTTACGAGCCGCGAAACCCGCGTACGGACGTGAGCGCTGCCGGTTACGGTATCTCGGAGACGGAACTGCTGATTCGCGTCGTGACTGGCTATATCAACGCCATGTCATACAACATCAAAGGCTTCGACTCGAACTCGATTCCGAAAGGGATGTTGCACCTGTCCGGGCAGTATGACGACGGCGACATCAAGGCGTTCCGTCGCTACTGGAACGCGATGGTGAAGGGCGTCAATAACGCCTGGAGCCTGCCGATCATGGTCTCGAAGGATCAGGAGTCGAAAGCCTCGTTCGAGAAGTTCGGCGTCGAATTCAACGAGATGTATTTCGCGAAATGGATGACGTTTCTCACGTCAATCATCTGCGCCATCTACGGCATGTCGCCGTCTGAAATCAACTTCGATAGCTTCAGCGGCGGCAGTTCGTCCCCGCTGTCCGGCTCAGACACCAGTGAAAAGCTGGCCGCTTCGAAAGATTCCGGCCTGCGCCCACTGCTCGCCGCGTACGAGAACACCCTCTCGGACTTCATTGTTTCCGAATTCTCGGACAACTTCTGCTTCCGCTTTACCGGCCTAGATCCGGAAGACCGCCAGGTAAAGAACGAGATGCGCAAGCTCGTCTCGACCGTCAACGAAATCCGCGCCGAAGAGGGCAAGCAAAAGCTCGCCGGTCCGCTCGGCGACGCGCCAGTCAATTCGTCCCTCATTCAGCCGTGGATGGTCATTAACGGCATCGGCCAGCAGCAGGACGACGAGGAGGGCGGCCAGGGCGGCTCTGACAACGGCGATCAGGGCGCAGGCAACGCCGATCCGACGCCGGCGAAGGGCTCAAGCAAGGACGGCGTCGATGACGGCAGCGACGTTCCCGGTGACGACATGAATTTTGGCGACGGCAATGCGCCCGTTGATTTTGGCAAGGCGTTCGGCCTGCCGCCCGTATTCAATTTTGAGGAGTTGATGGGATGAGTACCCCGATCTTTATCAAGGCCCTGAAGAAGCCAGACCCGAAGGCCAAGCCCGCAAAGAAGCCGGAAGGCGAACCGAAGAAGGGGCCGTTCAAGGATCTGCTCGCACGCCTGTCCGAGCACAACCCGGGTGGCGCAAAGAACGAGCAGACCGTGAAGAAAGGTCACCACGTGGCGTTCAAGGCTGGAGCGTTCTGCGGCGAGGGGAAGGTGACTTCGACCGGGAAGGATGGCCTCACGTGCGAAGACGAGACCGGGCGGCCGCACCGCGTCCACTGGCATGAGGTTACCGGCCACCAAACTGAAAAGCCGAAAAAGAATGCAGGAAAGTGACGGCCTGCCCCTCCATAAGGGGCTTCTGTTCAACCTCGGCGGCCTTTCCTGCGATTGCACGGAGGAGGTCATCGACGTTATGGCGAAGGCGCTTTCCGGCGAGAACGGCGAGAAACCTGATATTTGGGCGAAGCACGAGAGCCCGTATGTCCAGTCTTTGATCGAACTGTTTTCGTCGCGCGGCCTGCTGCGTCTTGACAAGATAAAAGAGCAGCTTGACGCGTGGATGGCGAACAAGAATTTCGTCGGCGGCAAGACGTTCTCCAAGCCTCGCTTCGGCCCTACCCCACACGAACTCAACCTCGTTGAGCTGTACCTCGAAGCGATCCCGGCTGAAAAGTTCGGCATTGACGACTGGGCACTGCTGATCGACTACCTCGTCGCGAAGTACATGCCCGCTGATTCGCTCAGCACTGAGGCTGAATGGCTCGCTGTGCG